AATCCATAGCTGCTTTATAGTCTTGTGCTACTTGTTGTTCTTTAGTTAATTCCATTTTTATGCTCCTAATTTAGCTTCTAATGCGGTTACTTTTGCGTTAAGTTCTTTTACTGCGTTGATTAAATGCCATGTAATATTGCTTGCATCTACAGACATTACACCAGTAGATTCTGTTTTTACGCAATCTGGCAATATTTGTGCCAATTCTTGTGCGATTGGGCCAAGTTGAACGCCTTGAATGTTAATAGCGTTTTCTTTTGACAATTCTGTAACTTCTTCAGGTAAACGATATTCAAAATTACGCACTTGAATTTTTGTAATTGCATCAAGACCAACTAAATTATCAACAATGTTCTTTTTAAGGCGTTGGTCAGAAGTAATAGACCAAAGTGTAGAGTTGTTACCTTGATAAGTTCCACCTCCGTTAGCATTAATATATCCTGTTGATGCACCTTTACCAGTGCCTCCAGAGCTTCCTGAGCTAATAACTATTTCATTGCTTACAGATGCAGAACTTCCTGAAGTATAAAAACCTAAATGAACATTATATGTTCCTGATGTTATTGGTGTTGCACCTTGACCAGTTTGATAACCTATAAATGTATTTGATGTTCCTGTTGCTGAATATCCAGATTGATAACCTACTGCTGTGTTATTAGATGCGGTGGTGTTTGAATTAAGTGCATAAGCACCATTAGCTGTATTAAAACTTCCTGTGGTATTTGACTGCAAAGCTCCATAACCAGTAGCAGAATGGTCTTGACCAGTTGTATTTGATAACAAAGCATACATACCAATAGCACTATTTTCAGCACCAGTAGTATTTGCATCAGCACTTCTATAACCAACAGCCGTTAAAGATGAACCTGTGGTGTTTGAATAACCAGCATGGTAACCAAGTAAAGACAAATAAGTGCCAGTAGTATTACTATATCCAGCTTGATAGCCTACTGCTGTGTTATTAGAAGCGGTGGTGTTTTTATTTAAAGCTAATTCACCTACGGAAGTGTTGTAAGCACCTGTAGTATTTGAGCCTAATGCAGCTAAACCTACAGCAGTATTATCAGTACCACTTGTGTTTAACACCAAAGCCTGTGTACCAAATGCAGTATTGTTGTTGCCTGTATTTGCATTTAATGCTTGAAAGCCAACTGCTGTAGTTTGATAGCCGGTTGAATTTGATGCTAAAGCACTAACACCCAACGCTGTATTTGTAGCAACACTACCACCACCCTTACCAACAGTAAGACCTGATATAGAAGCGTCTGAGGAAGTCGTTAGGCTAGTCAATGACATACTTGCGCCAGCACCAATTAACTGAATTGGAGTGCTAGAAGCGTTACCTACCCAGACTTTTTTGTCTGTAATATTAATTGCGACTTCGCCTTGGGCGAGGGTTGAAGGCGAATTGCCAGTCGTTACGCTATTTTTTAATTCGATTGTCGTTGCCATGTTTATTCCTAGAAAGAACCGCCATTAATTGTTCCACCGCTAATTATACTTCCCGAAATGCTTGTTAGCCACGATGGACTAGCATAACTTCCAGTTGTATATACGCCATTTGTTACTGTTCCAGCATTGCCGCTAATTGACCCTGAAATAGTGCTGGCAAATGTCCAAACACCTGTGCTTCCGTTTACTGTGGCGGAGTCTGTAGCCCCACTATTAACCACAAAGTGAATAGCATTTGACCCATAAGTACCAATAGCAAGGTCTGTAGAAGCGGAAGCTAAATAGACATATCCTGCGGTGCTAAATGCGCCACTACCTGTAAATCCTGACGAATTAATACCAAATTCACCAAAGTTTGTAGTTGATGTTGCAGAGTCATTTGAAACATTAAAGTTAGTTGAAGCGGCAGCATTATTTGAAGTATTTTGCAAAACAACTTGGTTGTAATTTGACACGCTAGAGGCAAATGAAGCCATAATATTCGTGTCGGAATACCCAAGTGTGCCATAAGCAAATGCGCCTTTATTAGCACTAGAAGAAGTGCTTTGGTTGGCAATATATTGACCAGTTGTTACGCTGGTTGGCAAACTAAGCGTTACTGCGCCAGAAGTTGTAGACGCTGTAATTTGGTTTGTAGTGCCTGAAACCGAGTTTATATATGTGCCAGAAGGCTGTTTATTATTAAATGTATTCCAGTCTGTACTGGTTAAATAGCCGTTGGTTGTGCTATTGGCGGCTGCCATGCTAATTGCAGGGGTTGTGCCACCGCTAGAAACTACAGGTGCAGTACCAGTTACAGAAGTAACGCCTGTGTTTGCAATGCTAATTGAGCCTGACCCATTGGTTACACTAATGCCTGTGCCAGCGGTTAATGTTGTCCTAGTAAATCCTGTGCCATTACCAATGTCCAAAGCGCCATTAGCAGGAGTAGAAGTTAAACCTGTGCCACCATAAGCTACTCCAACAGCATTACCTTGCCAAGAAACTGGGCCTGAAATACTGCTTGAAGAATTAAAGTTTAATGTTGCAGTACCCCAAGAAACTGTGCCAGGCACATAAGAATGGACATCCCAAGTGCCGTTTGTTGTGCCATTAGTCAATAAAATTAAATGGGCAGCGCCACCAGCTTGTAATGCTAATAACGAAGTTGTGCCGTCATGTGCATTTAACTGTACAGAAGAATAGGTAATATTGTTATTAAAGTAATATGTGTCGCCAACAGTTAATGTGGTGGCATCAGGCATATTAAATGTCTGAGAAGTCGTTGTGCCTGTAACTATTTGGTATTGCGCTGAAGCAACAGTTAAATTAATTGGCGTTGCAGAAGACGCTGTAATTGTTGTATTGGGAATAAAATTATTGGCAAATACATTACCATTAGTGTCCTGATATACGCCTTTGGCGGCTGGCATATCACCCCATACTGCAAGCTGACCGCCACCAAAGCTAACTAATGACCCTGCATTGCTAGACGCTAATACTGTCGTTCTAGCCAATGTTCCGCTTCCGACTGTGCCAATACCTACTTCCCAGTTTGTAGTTTGGGTTTCGTAAATACCATAATAGGTAGTATTTCCGCTTCCAATAGCAGACCCAAATGACTGGTAGCCTGTTACAGCACCAGCAAGCGTCAGAGTGCCAGTACCGCTAGTAGTACTTGTTTCCTGGACTCTATCTTTAATAATTAAGGCCATTATTTAGCCTTATTGGTTAGCACGAATAATAGTGCCAGAAGAAATAGAAACAACCTGAGTCGTGTCAATAGAAGTGTTGTTTAGGTTCATGTCGCAACCAGTCAAACCTACTGTGCCGTCCATAATAACGGTAGAGTTATCTGACTTAAATATACGGAAGAATTGCGCTGTACCTGTGGCTACTGCTGTGCCGTTAGCTACTGACCCTAATGTAATAGTACCGTTTGAATCAGTACCAAAAGACCCAGTAACAGTAAGAGAAACCAATAAAGTTTGACTTGTAATTGCAGTATTGGCATTAGCAGGTTGCGTGCCTTGGTAAATGCTAATAATAGCGCCTGAACCAGCATAGGTAATTAAACCCTGTTGTTGGGCATCACGAGTGCCATTTGAATACTTGAGGTTTGAAGACATTAAATAACTCCTTGAATTTTACCGTCAGGGCCACGCACTACTTGTTTTGGGCGGTTTTGGTTTTCGTTAATTGTATTGATTAATTGACCTAAAGTCTGTGTCATTTCTTGGTTGCTCTTAGAAATGGCTTGGGCAATAGGAGCTAATGGGTGTTCCATAGAAGCAGCCATGTCTTCTTCATTCATGTATGCTGTTTCGCCATTGTCATCAGCGGCAGAAATGCGAGCAACTTCAATCTTAGCGCCATTGTTAATGTGGGCTAACAACACTTGAGTATTGCGTTCCATATTCATCTTCATTTGGGCTAATCTTGCTTCCATTTCCATCTCAGCTTGGTTACGCTGGGCTTCTAACTGGAATTTAAGCTGGTTTTCTTGCGCTTGGTACTCTTGTTTAGCCTTTTCAAGTTGCATTTCAGCTTGCATTTTCTGCATTTCTAGCTGGTTTTGAGTTTGCAACTCTTGTTGCTTAGCTTGCATACGCATTTGTTCCAGTTGCATTTCTTGCTGGAGTTTTTGCTGCTCAGGAGAAGGCGGTTTAGGCTGTCCTTCAGCTTGTTTAGCTTGAGTACGCAATTTATCAGCAGTTTCGTCAATTAAACCTTCTAAAGACTTGCCAGCTTTAAAGGCAGTAGCCGCAAATTTAAGCATTTCCATTAATAATGGCGCTAATTCAGGGCTTTGTGTGGCGGCTGGTACTGCTTGTTGCATAAATCCGCCCATTGCCTGCAAGAATTCCATTCTGTCCTGTTTTTCCTGCATTTCGTCTTGGAAAATCATGGAGTCAGAAGTAACTTCAATACGGAAAGTCTTGCTAACTTCGTCTTTTAGCATCTCCAACGCTTTTGGAATTAATGCTTTGTCCTCATCAGACATTTGCATTGCGCCAGAAATCTTAACAATCGTGTCTTCTGTGAAGTGTTTGCAAATAATCTGCGACTTAATAGCAAGCAGCGAGGTTGCGAAATCAACAACAGCGTGTTGCATAGTTTTGAGGCGACCTGCTGCATTGTTTGACTTGATGACTTGTGCGCCAAGCGTTTCATTAGGGTCTGTTTGACCACGCTGAATGTCGGCAATACCCATCAATTCGTAAATTTGACCCTTTACCTGTTCCATTGCTGAGTAGCAAGACATCAATGCTTGTGCAAATGGGGCAATATCGACCAAATCTAATGCACCTTTGAGTCCTTGTTTTTCGGCAAATGCTGTCCAATTCTTTACTGGAATCAATACATTAGACTCGTTGCCTTCAGAAAACAGTCTCTGGAGTTCAGAAGCGGAAGAGTCGTATAAACCACGAATTTTCAACGCACCAATGAGTCCATCAATGCGGTCACAAAGGTCGTCTAACTCTCTTGCTTGGTCTTGGTAAATAGTAAAGTCAGGAATAGGCTCAAGACTGTCAGTAGTCAATGTAGCGTATAAAGGTTTAGGGCAAGGAAAGAAGTTTTCCAACTCTAGTGGGTCTTCTCTTTCATCAAGAATCTTGCCCATTGATTTAGAAATCCATAGCACTTTTCCTGTTTCTTTGTCCCAAATCTCATAAATCTGCGCTTGGTAGGCTTGGTCATCATTCTTGGTATAAGACTTGCCTACTTGTTCAGGCTTAGTGTCTAGTGGAATCTGTTTACCTAATTCCTCGCCAAAGCGTTCTACAAGCGCTGTACGGTTCAAATAGACCTTACGCCATACTGCGGTGACTTCTTCCCATGTACGAGCTACTGTATGCCCAAAATCACGCCAATGGACATAATCTACAGGGCAGCACTCGTATTCAATTTCTTCTTCAACTTCGCCAGGCTCGTTGTCTTCTTCCTCTGGCATTTCACCTTCAAGCGGTTTGCCTACATCGCCTTTGCCTTCAACATAGCTAGGGTCATAGGCTTGTTCAGCGTCAATGGTTTCAGTTAATTCAAAGCCATCTTCAGGTTCTTTTTCGGCTTTTGCCATGAAATGCGGTTCATAACGCACCCATGCTGTGCCACGACCACCTAAAAGACGGTCAGTAACGCAGTTCACCATAGCTGACTTATAGTCGCCATAGTGTTCAATTTCAAACTCTAATGCCCTTTCAAGCATGAGTGATGCTACTCGACCAATAGGGTCGTTATCTCTAAATCTGCGGCTTACATCTGGGCGAGGAAGTCTTGCAAATATCGCTGGAGTAATCGTTTGGACATTTGACCAAAGAATATTAAAGCGTGCATTTGGGTTGGTTTTGTTGCGACTATCGTCTTTGTATTTCTTTAAAATCTTATCAACACGAGCTTCCCAGAGCTTATAACTGCGCTCATAGGACATAATGCGGTTGTACCAATCTTCGTAGCTATGCGCTACCTCGCCTCTTAATTCAGACATAGAAAGCCTTATGAGAAGTTGCCTACAGCAATTACGCTAGAACCTGCGCCAGTTGTTACTTTCCAAGGGCCATTTAATGATTGAGCCTCAATAGTAATAGAATATACGCCTACAGGTGCTACAGGCGGTACTAACAAGTAAGAAGTAGAGCCGTCAATAATAGTAACTGAGCTTGTAGCAGAAGTAGTTACGGTAGCAATAATACGCACTAATGTGTCGCCTACTGCGCCTGAACCGCCTAAAACTTGAGCAGTTGTGGAAGGGGCTACATATTCGTATGTTGTGCCAAATGGTTGTTGTACGCCTGACATTTAAATTCTCCTGTTGTTTGGGGTGTTTTTAATAGCCCACATATCGTTTAAAGTTACATCTGTTTCGCCCACAAACAAGCCTTTAATAGGCTCATCCTTGGTCATTATCTTTTCTTCCACTCGCCAAGCAACCGCTGCCATTCGCAGAGCATCGCAAGCATGACTTGTCCAGTCGTGCCGAGGCCTGTCTCTAAAGACTTTTCTATCTTCGTCATATTCTCTTTGATACTGTCGTAATGACTCGATACCATCCTGACACCTTTCTGCGTCAAACCAAGACCTCATCAGCGCCATACGAGTTGCTTGAATTCCGTCTTGAAGTCCTAAATTTGGGACAATTTTCATTGATTCTAACGGAATTTTAACAGAAAGTTGTTCAATTATTGACTTTCCACCACTTGCTAGAGTTTTTGCCCTTGCATCATGGGGCAGATAATGTATGCCATATTCATAACCAAACTCTGCTTGTTTCGCTTGAATGAGTCCTGTATAAAAAGGGACTGGCTGACCATTGCTGCCGTGGTAATCAAGAAAGCGCAATTCGCCTCTGACAACTTGCCACCACCAAATGCTTGTATCGTCTGAATAGCCTAAGTCCCAGCTTGTATTAACTTTATACATAGGGTCGTAATCAACCTTGGTAACTCTTCCACCATCTGTAAGTTGGCGCATTTCTTTACCGTAGTAAGCGCCCAGAATTGCCGACTCAAAGTCACATTCAAACTCTTGCAAGTATTGGTCTTGCGTCATGGACTTGGCGGCATCTTCCAACTCTTCTGGTGGCAATAAGCCAGTCTGACTAGCCCTTAGGGTCTTGGCATACCACCTATCATCGTTGGTGGCATTGTTATATATATCCCAGAATGCGTTATGACCCTTAGGCGTTCCAATGAAAACTGCCCAACCGAGTCTGTCTGCCAGCAAAGGCCGAATAATCTCGCCCCAAATACGAGGGCGCATATCTGCATACTCATCTAGCACAATCCCATCAAGGTATAGACCACGAAGAGAGTCAGCATTATCAGCACCAAAGAGCCTAATTCTCGCCCCATTTATTAATTCCACCCATAGTTCAGATTGATTAGCTTTAGCCATTACAGGCTTACTAAACCTTAACAGGTAGTCCCAGGCAATATTCTTAGCTTGGCTGTAATATGGTGCAACATAGGCATATCTGCCGTCTTCTTTGCCCTCAATTAGTGCCTTGTATATAAGGTCATTAATGCAAGAAACAGTTTTACCGCAGCGTCTATGCGCTACGATGACTGCCCAGCGTTGTTGTCTTTCGTGGAAATCTAAAAATACTGACCTGGGCTTGTAATCAAGCTCAATCTCTATTTCTTCCAAGTAACCACCATGCGTTGTGGGGCTTTCTCATCACCAACTAATTCAGTACGAGCCAACTTAGGCACATGAAATTCAGCCACTTGCATCAAACAATCGAATGCTGCTTTAGGGCCAAGTTTTTCATTGGCGGCTATATCATCAAGCCATTCTTGCAATCTTTCAGCATTGTTATCAACAAAGTTAGCAAAAGCCAATCTTGCAATTCCTGTGGCTTTATTTGGCGTTCCAGCCTGTCTGCCGCCTGTTTTAGGCAAACCTTTAGGCTTACCACTATTTGGTCTAGCACCGCCTCTACGCTCTTTTTTTGCAGGTTTTTCTACTTTAGATTCCATATAAACTCAAGTGTTTGATTTATAAGGGTTTTAGTATATCAGTCTTTTAACTTGTTTACTTGTTCTTCAATTAACTCTTTGCGAGTCAATGGTTTGCCATTTTGTTTAAGAATTTCAACAGTAGAAGGTTCAAAAGACACATAATTGTGTGTGCCACCGCCTGCGCCTTGCTTTATTTGGAAGTTCTCATATTTATTGCCCTTAATACCCATTTCACTAAGAATTTTTGAGGCTTCTTTTTTGCTTTTAACAATAGAAGCTAATTCTGAATAAAAGTCGCCACCAGACATTTGTGGAGAAAAAGCATAGTTTGTTCCTGATTGCGGCACTCTAAAGTTTTCAAATTCATCTTCAGTAATTCCTAATGCTTTTTTAACATCAGGTGTTTGGTCTTTTAGTTTTTCATACCAATTCATGTAATGAGGTATGTCAGCATCAGGTATATCTACTTCATATAAATTGCCAACAGGTCTATTTTCTACAGTTTTATATGTTTTTGCTTCATCTATCTTTTTAAGCAAACCATCTAAATCCATCTTTGCCATATCGTAATCAGACAATCCTGGCAATATTTCTTCTTTGCTGGCGTTTTCTAATGTTTTTGTCTTTTTGGCGACCACTTTTTCCATGCTTTTTATGTATTCTTGTGGGCTACCATATCTAGCTATTTGTTTAGCTACTGGGCTTTCTGTTTCTACGCCATTAGCAAACAATTTAACAGCGTCAGAGCCTTTGTATTCAGCAGCTATTGCTGGGCTTTCAGCAAAGTAAATACCATGACCAAAATGTTGTGCGCCTTCACCAGTTCCTACTTTATTTAAGTCAAATTTGCCCTGAATAGTGTGCGGAGTGCCATGATAGGCAATCATTCCAACCATACTAGGCATTAATTGAGTCAATTCTTGTATTGCTTCTGGGCGGTAATTTGGGTTTGGCTGGCCTGTAGCAAAGTCAGTCTTGTTCCAGCTACCAATAGCGCTGTCTAATGCGGCTTGGTTTGTAGATAATTGTTCTGGCAATGAAGCCATGTGCTGACGCAACATTTCAGCCATTCCTGTAGAAGGCTGTGGGACTGGTTGGTCGTCTTGTACATAACCAGTCTGACGGAGTGCATCAGCTAGTGTAGGCATATTATTCTGTCGGCATAGGCCAGCGTAACTCACCTACTGGGCTAATAAAAGGGCTTTGTCCTTGTTGCTGTCTATAGTTTGCCCATTGTTGAGCTTTGTTATACATCTCGTTTGTAATGGGTTGATTGTTTAGCAATGCCTGTATGTCTGCTTGATTCATTGCTGGGTTAATCATTGGAAACGACCCATTGTCATTACTTGCGGATAATTCTGTAGAAACATTGCCATTTTGGTTAGGCAATTGACCAAACCAACCATTTCCTTTAGGCAATGAAACCTCATCTAAACTTTCTACATGACGAAACCCATGTGGCGCAATACCTCTAAGGGCATTAGCCATAGCAGTTGGGTCTAGTTCACCATATTTAGCCATATCAAAATGGGTCTTTCACCACTTTATTCATTTCTTTAATCAGCATATCTCTACGCTTATTACGCTTCTTTTCATTTTTTTCTAGCGTAGACTCTTTATGTTCTCTTAATAAAGCGTCTTTTTGCTTGTATTCGTGTTTCATGTGTTTCATTATTCACGCTCTTTAGCAATACGAGCCATTACTTTTTCTTTGGCGGACTTTTTAATAGTCTTTTGTTCTTCCAAATCAGGAGTATCTTGGTAGTTCTCATGCTTGTCGTAAGCAGCTTTAATGGCTTCCTTACGCTTTTTAGCCTTGGTTACTGAGGACTCAAAAGACTTGCCGTCTTTTTTTTCAATTTCCATGTCTTTTTTAGGCATTGCTTTCATATTAGGCTTTCATGTGCTTTTTGAGGGACATTTCAATCGCATCTCTGCGTTTTTTCTTCTTTGACATACCAGCTTCACTCATTGCAATAGCGATAGCTTGTTTTTCTGGGCGACCAGCCTTGCGTTCTGTGGCGATATTCTCGCTAATTGCTTTTTTTGACTTGCCTTTTACGAGTGGCATGGTAATTCCTTTCAAAGTTCGTACAATTTTAATACATCTATAGATTCCTGCACGGAATTTACTCGGTGAAGTGGGCCACCTTGCCAATTAGCAAAAAGGGTAATTTGTTGGGGGGTTAGCTTTTTTTCTGAACCATCTTTGACTTCCATTAAAATAGTTTGGTCGTTGTAGCAAACCATTAAATCAGGTATTCCACCGCCTACGGTATGCAAAAGAAACACGGTTGCGCCATAATCTCGTAGCGCTTTTACAACATACTTTTGATTATTATCAACTTTTTTAATATAAGACATAAAATTATGTTAGTGTTTATCAACTTAACAGTATAGGGGAAAACGGTGGGCGCATATTACTTAACTGACGACCAATTTATAGCCGAATGGAATTTATTGGGTTCTGCGCTAAAAATGGCGCAAAAGCATGAAATGTCAGAAAGGGCTGTATATAACCGCAGGCGTTCAATCGAGTCTAGGTTGAATGTAACCCTCCCAGCGTTTAATGACCAACGCTTAGACCAGACAAAGAAAATATTTGAAACAGCAGGACACGCTAGGCGTGGTAGAGAATTACAAAAGGGTCACATTATTGCGTTTGGCGACTGTCATTTTTGGCCTGAAGTTTCCTATACCACCGCATATAAAGCCCTTATTGAGTTAATTAAAGAATTTAAGCCCAAGGCAGTAGTTTGCATAGGTGACGCATTTGACGGCAGCCAGGCAAGTCGCCATCCTCGCATTGGCTGGCAAAACACACCCACAGTCAAAGAAGAATTAGAGTGCTGCCAAGAAATGATGGAAGGCATTGAAAAGGTAGCCAAAGGCGCTGAATTAATTTGGACTCTTGGCAACCATGACGCACGCTTCGAAACATTCCTATCCAATGGTGGGGCGCATAGCTATCAAGGAATACAAGGGTTTACCCTTAAAGACCATTTTCCTATGTGGAAAGGGTGCTGGACTTATTGGATTGAAAATGCTGGCACTATGAATACTGTATTTCGTCACAAGTGGAAAGGCTCATGGTCTGGGGGCAGAAACAACACATTAGCGGCTGGTACTCATGTTATTAGCGGTCATACCCATCATTTAAGCGCTGTGCAATATAACGACTACAACGCACATGGGCGCTGGGGTGTTCAGACAGGTTGCCTTGCTGACCCTCGTGGCGAGCAGTTTATTCACTATACTGAAGACACCCCTACTGACTGGACTAGCGGCTTTGCTTTGCTAACCTATGAGCAGGGTCATTTATTGCAGCCTGAATTAGTCAGAGTATTTGACGAAAACAAAGGCCTTGTTGATTTTCGTGGCAAATTAACCCATTACTAATGAAACTCACACCAGCTATTCTTTCTAATTTATACGGTGCCATTTACTGTATGAAGCCTTTTTGCAATTATAAAAGTATGCCTTTACCAGAGGAAATTAATTTTATTGTTGATAAGGGTGAAAACATGGGTACATATTTATATGACCCAGGAAATGATAACTATGAACATACAATTACTATTTCTGAAATTCGTTGTGGGACTTTGGACACAGTTTTAAAGGTTCTTTTGCACGAATGCATCCATATGAGTAGGCACAAGAGTTCTCGTTGGACTCATCACGATAAGGAATTTCGTAAGCGAGCGCACCGTATTTGGTCTGAAATTGGGTTTGTAGACCCCTTAGAATTGTAAAGTTATAAAAATTTATTGTAAAGTTTAGCAACTAGAATTGTAAACTTATCCAAACGGCAATTATAGGCAACAAAATGACTAAAATGCCAAACATAAGAAACAAATCATTCACCCCAAGCTCTCCTTGACTTTCTGTAGTAACGCTTCCTCGGTTGTGCCGAACTTTCTTTCAAAATGTCGTCTACCAAGCGTATGAATTCCATCCTCTCCTGTGTGATGTCTAATACAGAGGGGGATAATTGGGCTTGTAGCCCTAACACCAGTTCTGCGTATGTGGTGTATGACGGCAGGGCTACCTTCATACCCAAGCACGGTGTCGCACAATATACAACCGAGTCTGGCAACTCTTGCCATATAGTTCTTTTCATTTTTTGTAGCCATCTGCTAATTCGTACCATTGTCTATAAAACTGTTTAAAAGACTCAAACCCTATTCCAGACTTAACTGGTTTACCTTCAGGTGTAAGCACCCAGTATGAGTCAATTACAGTTTCATTGTCGGTATTACCATAAATAATAACCACCATAAAACTAGGTTTTGCAGCCAATGCTTGCAACATAATGCGTTGGCCTTCGCTAACTTTTTCGCCAAGTCGTTTCCATTCCAATATAAGAAACTGACCATTTCTTTCTAATATGCCGTCTACATTGCTTGGGACTAAATGTGGGTTTGTAGGTATTAAACCTTTAAAGTCTGCATAGTCCGTATGCGTAGCAAACATATTTCGCATTAACTTAGCCAAGACTTCCTCACTTTGTCATAAGTAGTAAATTCTAACTTTACTGTTTCATCGGCTAATTCATGGGCTAATTGCGTTGCTTTTGCAAAGTTACCTTTTAATGTTTCTTTATGGTAGCTTTTAAGTAACTTTTGAATATTTAAGTAGTTTTCAGAGTAATCAATCATCTTGTGTATTTATCCAGTTGTCTATTGTTTGCTTGTTCTGTGCGCCAAGTTTCCCATTTTATTTTAATGAGGTCTAAAGCGCCTTTTTCGAGTTTTGCATTTTTGGTCGCCATGACAACGGCCTTGCATATATCTTTAAAAGCCTCTGACGCAGTAGCCTCTGCCTCTTTAAGCCCAAGACTGTTTGCCTGTGATTTAAGCAATTCAGTAGCTTTAATAATTGGTTTAAATGCCTCGACTTCAGAGAGTTGCGCTTCCGCATCTGCAACTTTCTTATATTGTGTTTCGTATTGGTCGCATAAATCATAAGGGTTAATATTCATTTAAGGTTCATCCATAAACCAACTTGGGCAGCAGCGTAACCTAGCCACACCAATGTGTTAGACATTGAGCCTTTTTGTGCTTGCAATAGACCGACTATCAAATACCCAAGTCCTGTTGCTGCGACAATATACCTTTCATACATCCCCATTCTCCCCTGTTGCCAGCCGCATAAGCTGTATAAAAATCATTTAGTAATCTTTGGTTTAAATTCTTTTCGCCAATGTAATTACGAAACCAAGTCAAACCTTTTTTGTGTCGTAAATTACACAAAAATCTTACACCACACTCATGCCTAGCTTGTTCATACATTTGCGTTTAAGACTGTCATAAGTGTCATAACCTGTGCACAATACTCCAAGTTCTTTTGCTTTAGCTTCAATACCTTCATTGCTAAACATCCACTTTTTGTCAATCTTTTCTTTCTTGGGTTCAATTACTAATTCATCCTCATAGCGTTCACCATTAAGCCAAGTGCTTGCATGGGGTATGAATTCTAATTCAATTTCTTTTGCTTTCCAGTATTGGCAATGTGTGTCAATAGCTTTTGCAGCCATAAGCTGTTGCTCTGGTGACAACTTTGCCCAGGCTTTTCTTGCAGCTGCTTTAGCAATTTTTCGTGGATATAAAGACCAGAATTCATCAAACATTACTCCTCCTCAAATGCAACCCAAATTAAGGCAAAAATAAAACCAGCAATAATAAATTCAATCATTGCATTACCCTTGGTGACATTGGTGTTGGTGGGCTAGGTGGTACTGTGTAGCCTGTGTTACCAACAACGCTTGTTGTGTAACCATTTGGTGTCGTAAAGACAACTTGGTTTGGGTAAATTGTAGCAGTCTGTGTTGTGTAACCCATTGGGTTTACAAATTGTGCTGTATTGCCGTTAATTTGCACAGTACCTTGGTTATAACCTTGTGCATTTGTAACTGGGTAAGTCTGCGCTTTTGCTGGTACACCGTATGCAAACATACAACCTAACAATGCGCCTAATAAACAACTACCGATAAAGTCTTTCATTTAATTCCCCTTAAATGTTTACTCGTTATTGAGTGATTACAGTTTGCTACCGTTTTTTGTTGTTGTCACTAAGTATTTACGAGTAGTTGTTAATTTACAACTTTTAAGTATTAATTTTATAGTTAATTCATACTTAAAGGTATTAAAAGACATAGTTTGACCAAGGGTGATAGGAAACCGTCACCTGACCCATTAATAACAAATATGTTAATAACCAGTCCTCCCTGAGGTAATGTTCAGTCGATTAAAGGTCTTGTATCACCTTGTCCCTAAAATCTTGTGTAGTCGCCATTTAACGCTACGAGGCAGTAGTGGGGTGCATCACTCGCCTATCTTTTCTTCCACGCCACCGATTTAGGTGCTTAGTACGCCTGGAGTGCGGAGGATGAGTTTACTCCTCGTCTATCTCTTTTTGCAAGCCAAAAGTGTTGGGTTTTAGCAACTCAGGCCAAATTAAATACCAATTACTTGGAAATAAGTCTTGCCTAGTTACCAAACCATTGCTTTCTTTTTCAATTCTTGCGGCTAAAAGTATTAGCTTTCCATGCGGAATACCATTCTTTCGCCATTGAGTAACAGCCGTAGAAGCAACTTTGCACATTCTTGCGACTTTGTTAGTGCCACCAAGTAACTCAATCATGGTGGACTCGGTTATTTTTCGTTTTTCCATGTTGCAATCTTACCACATAAATATTTATTTTATATAGCCCTTGACAAACTTGTTAAGTGTGCTTACCATGACTATATAGCAATTTCGCTATGTATTTAAGGGGAACTTAAATGTTTGATGAATTAAGCCAATTAATGTTAGAACACGAAGAACAACTTGAAAAAGCGTTAGAAGCAATGGAATGTGGTTGGCCTACACAAGACCAAATTGCAATTATTCGCCACGCTTGTGGAAAACCACGAAATGCTCATGTACACCCAATTTTGCGTGATGTTATTAACGACTTTGGCAATATTTTTGGAGGTAAAAATGTCTAAAACTACATTGTTTAAAGCCTTTCCATTAGGCAACCAAGTTAGTGCTTGGCAAGATGGTATGGATTTGCGTGATTATTTTGCGGCTAAAGCTATGACAATAGTTTTGCAAGAGTTTTCTGACCAATGTGGTGAAATTCCATATTTGAATAAAAATGGAGAACCAATGACTTATGAAGAAGGTTCTTCAGGCACATGGTTTCCACACACCAAAGAATTTGCAAAGTCTTGCTATGTTATTGCCGACAATATGATGGAGGCTCGCTATGATACAAAGTGATTCCATTGCTAATTTAGCTAAAGCATTGTCAATCGTACAAGGGAAACTAACTCATGCTAAAAAAGATTCTGCAAACCCTTTTTTCAAAAGTAAATATGCAGACCTTGAGTCTGTTTGGGATGCTTGCCGTAATTTATTGGCTGACAATGATTTGGCTGTGGCTCAATTCCCTGGGACTTATTCGGAATTAGACAAGTCAATGTCTTTGACAACCATTCTCACTCATGAGTCTGGTGAATACATTAGCCACGAAATGTCTGTGCCTGTAACCAAAGCTGACGCACAAGGCGCTGGGTCTGCATTAACATATATGCGTAGGTACGCATTGGCAGCAGTAGTAGGAGTAGTACAAGCGGACGATGACGGCAATGCTGCCAGCAACCCACAAGTTAAACAACCAGTAGTAAAAGCAAAGGAAATGTAATGGCCTATGTACCAAAAGAAGGAAGCGGTAGCCTATTTAAAAATGACCGTAAAACGACTGAAACTAATCCAGACTATACAGGGTCGATTATGGTTAATGGGCGTGAACATTACCTATCTGCATGGGTTAAAGAAGGCACTAAAGGGAAGTTTTTTAGTGTATCTATTGGTAAAGAAAAGCAACCAAAAGGCTTTACGCCTCGTGGCGAGGATGAATTACCTAAAAACACGCTAGAAGATAGCGACTTGCCTTTCTAGGAGAATACAATGCTAAGTCATTTGCGTGATGTTATTGGGGATAAAGCTAAAATTTCAACAGAGCCATTTGGAGTTGATGAAGAACGGCAATTAATAGCATTTGAAGTAAATGATTTAGCTGCTGTTATTCAAGATGTTATACGCACTTGTGCTGATTGTTGCATAAATACAACAGACCGTGAAGCTATATTAGAATTACTTAATTAACGCAGTAACAAGGGGAAAATATGTCTGAACATTGGTATTGCGCTCAAACAGGCGCACCACGCTATACAACCATAGGTAAAAATGGCAAAGAAAGAAATACTACTTTGCGTGATGCTAAGTCAGCGCCAGGTACGCTTGTGCCGTCTGTGTCCACTATTCTTAGCCAACTTTCAAAAGCAGGACTGGACACTTGGAAACAAACTCAGGCGTTGCTTGCTGCCGCAGAAAACCCAAGAGGCCTACAAGAAACAGAAAAAGAGTATGTAGACCGCATACTTTACCTTGCACAGCAAAAAAGCCGTGACGCTGCTAGCCGTGGGACTTTAATTCACGACTTCATAGAAAGCTATTACAACCAAGAATATTTGCCAAGTATGCCTGAGTATGTCCATAAGGTAGATGAGGCTATAACAGCGCATTTTGGCGCACAGCTATGGATTCCTGAACAGAGTTTAGTAAACCAAGAAGGCTATGGCGGTAAATGCGATTTATATTGCAAACCACGCCATGACTTTAATGGGGTAGTAATTGACTTTAAAACCACGGAAAAAACCCCTGGTGATTTAACACCCTACTTAGAGCATACACTACAGTTAGCAGCGTATAGAGAGGTTTTAGCGCCAACGGCTAGGTGCGCCAATGTCTATATTAATGGCGAAACTAATGAGGTTGCTATTTATGAGCATAGCGAACAAGATTTACGAGATGGCTATGAGATGTTTTTAAGCCTTCTCAAAATTTACAAACTCAAAACTGGGTTAAACTAACAACGAGGCGGCAGGTGGCTATCCCCTTGCCAACCACACACATCACGGAGTGTCCTGCCCCTCACCTTTTTCTATGGGCGAAAGTGTAAAGAAACGAGTAGCCCACCCTATTTAGGGCGTTAAGCCGCCAATGTAGGACGCAGTAATTGGGTAATTTTGCGGCTTTCTGACCCATTGTTAGTAACTGCCAAATACAGCCCTATTAACAAATTTGTTATATTTGTAAAAATACAACACATAGGGTTTGTCCCTATATAAAACCCTTGAAATTCATAAGAAACTACTTGTGCTGTTTATTTAAAAGGGGAATTTATGAAAGACGGTCATTACATCAACACGGTTATTTTTGGTAACACTAAGGTTGAATTGCGTGGTTACAACAACGAAATAACATACGCTTACATTGGCGATAAAGACATCACCGAAATGGCATGGGAATTAAACCTATGGCCTAAATTTGACGATGAACTTTATGCACAGGCGGCATAATGGAAGATTATATTCGCAGGATATTTGAAGGCGAAGCACCATGCGACAGGTGCAGTCAAGCGCCTGATTGCAAAGAATATGAATTAGCTTGCAGGGCGTTTTCTGGCTATGTCCGTAAAGGCACTTTTGAAACATACACAGTCCGTATGCCTACAAATCATCTTTTTAATCTAATATTTAGAGATGATGATGTAGGACTTAAAAGCTATTTTAAAAATTCAAAAGGTGGTCAAAATGATTTATTCTAATAAAATTCAGCTTAAAAACAACATTGACTTTGAAATTAAAAATTTGTCGCTTGAATTGCAGCGCAAAGAAATAACAATATACAACCCATTACATTATGTGTTTGGGTATGTTTTAAAGTCTAAGCCTTGGCTTTCTTATGGGGGTAAATATGAACAATGAACCAGTAGCGTGGATGGTAGATGGTGTGCTTTTTACTAGCTTGGGTGCAGCATTAAACATATCTTTTGATATTGAACAACCTTGTATTCCACTCTACACCCATCCAGCAAAGACACTAACAGATGAGGAAATAATGGCGTTGTATGAAGAATATATTGAAACTCAGTATGCCAGCGAATCAAATGTTCTTGGTTTTGGTAGAGCAATACTAAGAAAGGCACAAGAGAAATGAAAACAATAAGCGAACATAACAATTCATGGAAACCAACAGTTGAGTTATCAATGGCTGGAGTTGTTTGTGATGACTGCAAGGTGGAAATGTTTTATCCGCAACCTAATATGGTTTTAGCCTGTATTCCACCAAAAAGGACTGTCCAATGCCCAAAATGTAACAAAGTTGATTACAAGATTAGATAAGAAAGGCACAATAGAAATGAACGCAAATGTACCGATGCTAGATGAAATAGCTGGAAAGAATACTAAAGAGGTAATTGATGCTTTACACAAAACGATACGCCAGCAACAAGCTGAAATAGAGGCGTTTAAAAAAGAAGCCGCACTACAAAGGCTATCTGACTTCACGCAAGAAGCTGAAAAGACACTAACAGATGAGGAAATAGACAAACTTTGGCATAGCGATGAGTTTTATGAAGAATGGACTGATGGAAGCATAAGCGCAATTCATTACAACAAGTTTGCTAGAGCAATACTAAGAAAGGCACAAAACAAATGAACATTCAAATTGAAATAGTCAAAGAAAACGAAGATGGGTCAGCAGATGCTATGGTGCATTTTGACGCTGAAGGACTAGCAATGTTAGTAGAAGCTGGTGTTATTAGCATATTGCGTCAGTATATTGACCAGCAAAAAGACGGTAAAAAGCGCAAAAAGTCACTACATAAAATAGCTGACTTATGATTTTAGAAAAAGACGGTAGTTACACAATTAATGTAAATGGGGGAAGTGTGAGTACAAGAAATTTTGGAATGGTAGGAAAAGCCTACAGAAACGCATCAGAAGCCTTTAGGGATGCTGACTATGCTACGGCTATAGAAATGCCTGAAAAAGCCGAATACGACCATGTATGGGCTGTTTTGGGGGTATTGGTGGCAATAGGCTTTATGGCGTGGATTTCTATCCGTTTTTAGCCATATTTAATGCTTCTTGTTCTTCTTTATCAACACGAGCGACCCAACCATGTCCAAATACAGGGAAAGTCTTTAATGAACGGTAGTAGTCCCTGCGTGCTTCAGAGAATTTATTGATAAGAGTTGCACAATTACTGGCGCAAATAAGGCTTCTTGTTGCTGGGCCGATAATTCCGTCAGGTACGCATCCAATAGACTGCTGAAGCAATTTAACGCTTCTTCCTGTCCCTGCATTAACTCCCATGGAAAATACAATAAAGTCGAGTCCCCTAGGTAATACTTCGCCATAGCAAGGCCTCCAATATTTCTGTTCATACATAGGCGCTACATCGTCAGGTGTGAGGTTTTTCATGGTATTTACAGGGTGACCTACCCATTCTTCCCAAACAGCCTTAGTAACGCCTAAATTGGTTTCACCGCCTGGGTCATTGGGATTATTTACCCAACCACCTTCTGACTTTAATACTAAGTCTAAACATTCTTTAAAGCTATTACTCATCGCAACCTACTTGAAGTCCTGTAATAAGACCAATAAATCCACCAATAATGGTTTGAAAACTAGGGCCAACAATAGACAAAACTTGTTCATCTGGCACAGTAGGGTCAGTTAAAACATAAACAAACATACCCAGCATACAAATAATTACCATGCCAAGACATAGCGTGGCAGCGTAAATTATTTTTTCTTTTTGTTCTTTCATTTAATGCCAATCTGGGCTTTTACCCAGTCTTGTAATGCTATTGTTTGAGCTGTGGTTTCAGCGCATTGTTCAGCAAGTAGGTTGTAGGCGGTTGCAACATCAGCTGCGCTGGGGGCTGTGGAAAGTCCGCTTGTTTTACTGCCACCATTGTTGTTCCACACGCTTGTAGACTTGTAATAATTACGCACAGCAGCAAGTTTCGCATCATATTCATCTGAAATGCCTTTCGTTACTAATTCGTGTTGTTTTTGAATTGACTCTACTTTGGCTTCTTGTTCTTTGGCGGCAATTTCAACTCCTTGTTTGTAATCCATGAAGTCACGATTGCGTACAGACCAGCCAGCAGAAAAAAAACCAAGTAAAACAATAATAACCAATCCAATTTTGATGTAATTTGCATAAGGTATCATTGTGGTTCTGACCCAGACATTTGTTTAGCAGCTACAGAAGCTGCACCTGAACCTGAAACAATACCCAAAGCACCAGCTAACTCTGTAAGGCTTATTTCATGTCCTGCGTAGATTAAATAAATTGCGGCTGTTGCTACTACAACAAAACCTAAAGCCCAAGCCCAGCGTGCTATATCGTGGGTTTGGTTATCTTTACCTGTAAGAATATGGGTAAATATTTCATTCATTTTGACGAAATGTAATGTGCAATAAAACCTACAAAGGTACTTATACCTGCGGTAATACTCATAATTGCCCACAATGACCCTTTAGACCTATTAGCAAGCTCAAGCAATTCTTCCATGCCCTTTTCTAGCTTGTCTATTTTTCTTTCCATAGCATCTACTTGGGCTACGAGTTGTCCGTATTTGAAAAGGTCAATGTCCACTTCGCTACTCACTTTTTGGTTGTTGGTTTTTTGCGAGTAGTCGCTTTAGGTATTTTAACAGTCTTTTTAACTGTTTTTTTAGGTACAGGGAAAGGCCATTCTTGAAAATCAACAGAAGCCTTTGGCACAAAACCAAACTTGTCCATAATCCAAACGATTGAAAAATTCATTAGAAAGCCCCTCCATTAATAGTATAAGTACCAGCCGACAAGTAATTTAAAGTAACTGCGTCTTGTGCTAATGTAGGGTCTGCCATATTGTTAATTTGGTATGTACCCATATTAAAATTGCCAGCCATAGTTGTTTGACCATCGCTTGCAATAGATTGAGTTAATGAATTGGCAATGTCGCTTAGTGTGCTATTTGCCCATGCTGAACTAATGGTTGTACCTGTGACAACTGGGTTGCCAGCAGGTAAAGAATATATACCGCTACCGTTACGACTCATTATTTAACTCCTTCTTGCGCTTGTTTAATCAATAACAACTGCGCCAATTTCTTTTGTTGGTTTGTAAGTTGTGGTGCTTTTGCCGCTAATTGTCCTGCTTTATAAGCAGTTTCACCCATTAATCTAGGGCTAGTTGTTGCCATAGTAGCTGCTAAACCTGGCAAATTAGCTCCACCAGTCATAACAGCACCTAAACCAGCGCCAACATCAAGTCCTTGCCCCACTAAACCTCTAGGAGTCCAAGAATTAACAGCTTGACCTGCAATAGCTGGCATTAAATTTTGACCGCCTTGGTTCATTAGTTTATTAGCTAATTCTTGACGGAAACCATAATCAGTATTGACATTATTGCGTGTCAAAGACTGCAATTTTTTTAATGCAGTTTCTTGCGCTTTGTCTTTTCCTAATGACAATGACCTTTCAATTTCTCTTTCAAGTCCTAATGCTTTTTCATAATCTGCCATTGTTTTTGCATAATTTTCATCTTGAGAAACAATAGTATTTTTTACGGCATTACGAGTATTTGAAAGAATACGCTTGGCTTGGTCAGTCATGCCTTCTGAATAAACATCATCTAATCGTTGTTTTAAATCATCTAAACCGCCAGCAGTATGAAGAGTTGGTTTCTTTTCCCATTCATTTAAAATGCCACGAATTTCGCTGACTTTTTTCATTGTGTCAGGGCCAACTTTTGACGCTTCTTCGCCAATTCCTTTAGATTTTAAACTATCTAAAGTATTGGTAAATGCTTCTTTAATTGGTTTGAAGTCTAAAAATACTTGGTTATTTTTTGTAGTTTCAATGCCTTGTTTATATGCTTGACTGCGTTGTGAACGCATTTCTGCCAAAGCGTCTTTAGCTTTATTAAGTACATCTTCCATTGGCACTTCATTACGCATATTTTGTAAAAATTCTTCATTGCCTGTTTTACCAGCTTTATATGCTTGACTAAATGCTTCTTCACCAGCACCAGTAGAAACACCAGCACCTTTACGCAACAAAGAACCTAATAATTCACCGCCTTTGCCAACTGCTGCTGGAATTGCGCCTAATGCAGCATTTACTGGTGCTTCTGCAATTTTTTCTTTATAAAATTCTGTACCAGTTTTACCTGTTTCATTAGGCATTACAGCGCCTTGCAAAGCACTTGCGCTTATTGTTTGCAAAACAGGTGCAGCTTTAGCAAAACTAGGAATAGCGCCAATAGCTTTTAATGAACCAGCAGCAGGTGCAATGCCACCAGCAATTTGCCCAGTTAAATAAGAACCAGGGTTTGCTTCTTGGTATGGTTTCGCTTGTTGGGCATAATTTTGTGCTGCTGCACCACCAATATTTCCACCACTAGCTAATTGCGCTACACCTAATGTTGGGTCAATAATTCCTGATTTTAATGCGCCTACTAATGAAGACTCTAATGGTCTTGGTGTTTCTTGAACATTTAATGCGCCACGATTAATTGGTTTTCCAAGCGCTGCACCACCACCTGTTTCTCCAAAAGCACCAGCAGAAGCACGAGGCATTCCAGCATTAGGGTTTTGTCTTAAAACTTCAGCCTGTACTTGTTCTTGTGAAGCACCAGCAGGGCCTTCAATTTGGTATGTTTTGCCATCAGGGGCAGAAATTGAATATATTGGCATTATTGACCTATTACTGTAGCTTTACCCCACATACTTGGGGTTTGTTGATTTTGCATAGGTGCTTGTTGCATAGGCGCTTGTTGCATTTGTGGTTGAACACCTAAATTTGAACCTTGTACGCCAGCAGCAATCGAAATGTCATTTTGTGCTTGTTGGCGCATACGAGCTTTTTGTGCAACCACATCAGGACTATCTCCAATATCTGGAAAATAAGTTTTTCTGTTTGCTTCAATTTCATGGGCATTAGTGCCAGCACCAGTTTTAAAGCGTAAATATGCTTCAGTCCATTGGTTTTGTGCTTGTTTAGCTTGTTGTGCAGCAGATGGTGTTAAAAAGTTAAGCATTCCACCAGCCATTCCTGTAGTTGCTTGTGAAACTGGGCTATTAGGATTAAAACCTTTTGCGTAAACATTATTTAATTCATTGTTTGCGCCAACCATTTGGCTATGAAATACAGCAGCTTTACCTTGTGATTCTGTTAAATTTCCTTTTCCAAGAATAGGTTGTCCATTAATACTTAATGGAGTAGCTTTTCCAGTAAAAGGATTAATTAAAACAGCGCCTTGTGGAGTTTCAACAACTTGACCTTTTCCAAGTTCAGCGCCACGAAGTCCTAATTCTCTTTCTCTTAATTTTAATTCTGCTTTGTCTTTTTCAGAAAGTTGTTCAGGAGCTTTTGGAATATTTGCAGCAATTAATGAAGGCACAAATTCTTTTCCACCATATTCTGCTTTTGTTGCAAGACCTAAAGCACCTTTAGTGTCGCCTTTATTTAAGGCTTCCATAATGTCTTGTTGTTCTTGTAATTTTTTATCACGCAATGCTTGTGCCAATGCTAATTGTTTATTTTCAGCGTTATGGCTTAAATAAGCACCAGCAGCAGCATTAAACAAAGGCTGTAATTGTTGCGCCCAAGAAGGTGCTACATAGCGACCAGAAATCACTTGTCCAGTAGGTTGCTGCGTACTATTTTGAGTAAGCAAATCTGCCATTTGCTGTTGGCGTGACAATGCCATAGCTTGTGGGTCAGTAGCTAATAATGCTTGGTCAGTTAAAGAAGCTGGTTGTGCCATATTATTTCCTATTGAAGCAGACTAGCCAATTTTAATGCAGTTGGCGTTGTTGTTAATCGTGAACCTTCTACTGGTACAGTTTGTGCGCTTGGTAAAAACGCTGATTGATAATGCACAGTTGGTAATGTTTGCGTGGCATTTTTTTGGGTTGCAGCGCCTAAATTTTTTAATGCTGTTGCTAATTGTGTTGGGTTTGGCAATATAGAAGAAGTAGCTGTAGAACCATTTAAACCGACTGAAGACGCTTCAATAGGGTTTCCTAACCAATCTGTAGCAGGAAGTCCATTAGCGCCTAATTGATAGGCAACTCCAATATCTCCACCACCAGGCAATCCTGTTCCTAATACCGAAGAGGGTGCTAAAGAAGCAGATAAACCTGTACCAGCACCAGCATTTGCACCAGCAGCAGGTAAAGCGGCATTTAATCCACTTGTACCACTTAAACCAGCACCAGTTGCTGCGCCAGTAGCAGTTGTGCCAGCAGCAGCTAAATCAGCGCCACTACCAGCAGCAATAGCAGGGTCTACAGCAATGGCTGAACCTGTAGGCACAGTAATGCCAGCGGTTGTGCCGCCAGAAAGAAGTCCTGTAGAACCACCAGCGCCACCTGTTAAACCTGTACCGCTTCCTAATGCGTCAATGGTAGATTGTGGCACTCCAGCATCAGCTAATGCAGCAGGAGTTAAAGCGCCTGAGTCAGCTAGACCTAACAATGTAGGGTCAGCAATACCAGCAGCTAAAAGTGCTGCGCCACCGACTGTAGCCCAACCGCCAGGAATGGCATTATTAACAGTTTGGTCAATAGAAACACCAGCATTACTAATGGGTGTAATTACATCATTTTGGACAATATTACCTACATCTGAAACAGCATTGCTAACTGCATTTCCAATGTCAGAAATAACTCCGCCACCGTTTCCAAATGGGGTGCGTTTACCTTCCCAAGTCCAGCCTGAATGTTTACTTCTAAACATTTTATAGGCCTAAAGATGACAATATAGAAGGTGCAGCTGCGGTAATTGCGCTAGAACCTAGTCCAAACAAACCACTTGTAAGATTAGTAGACTGTCCTAAGGCTGCATTATTAGCGGCAATTTGGGCGTTTTGTTGTGCTTGAGTAGCGGCATTATAGTCAGGGCCTGTTGTAGCAGCTTGTGTATAAGGAGTTACATAACCAGGATTAGAAGCAGTATTAAATGCAGCTAATTGTTGCAATGGGTTGTTATAAGTCTGTAATTGTTGGTTATAGGCTTGTTGGTTAGCAGTTAAACCAGCATTAAGACCTTGTGTTGTAGCCTGTGCCAACAAGTTATTTTGGTTATTTGCAAGCTGATTTTGGGCATAAGTATATGCCTCAGAACCAGGCTGAATACCTTGGTTTGCAAGTTGGTCATTAACCATTTGTTGCTGGTGTTGTAGTTGCGGTTGCAAAATTTGCATTTCAGCCGCTTGGTAAGTCTGTCCAGGGTTAATTCCTGTGCTTGGCAAATTAGTAGGGTTAAATGCTTGTGCGCTAGTGTTTTGCACATTGTTAGAAATATTGCCAAATGTATTTTGTAATGGCTGACTAAATGTTTGGTTAGCGGAATATATTGGGTTTCCGTTAGCGTCTGTGCCAGTTTGTACATAGTTTAAATTGCCGTAAGGAGTAGATTGATTTACTCGGTTTGCGGCAGTAGCGGCTTGTGCGCCAGCTAAATTTCCAAGCGCTGTTTGCTGTGCAGCTTGCACATAAGGGCTAGTTGTGTTTGCATAAGGATTTGTTGTCCCTGTAGCGTTTTGCCCTGCATTAGAAAATACACCTGTACCTGCACCCATTACTATCTCCTTATGCCCATTTACAATATTCTGGGCGCATTTCCAAAATTACCAAATCCCCTTCATCGTGTGCGTCTGGGATAGTGGCAACATCTCGAAAACCAAGGTGTCGGTCTAGTCTTAGGGCTTTTTCATTGTTGCCTGCGACTGTGCCAATTATAACCTTTAATTTCAATATGTTAAAAGGGTAATGAAAGACTGCTTTTAAGAAACTTTTAGTAGCCCAATGATTACCCTCGCCATGCACATGAATACAGCAAGATTTACCAAAAAAATTACAATACATCACTACAGCACGAATTTTTCCATCAATCACATTACCTAAATAATGAGCATTTGACGCTTGCGGAAGATTATTTCCTGCCCATTTTTTAAGCAATTCCTGATTAGTTTCAAGCACTTACAGGACTCCCCCCTTTTGAAATACATAGTCGGTAGAAACCCAATGAAAATCAATTCCTTGCGACAACACATTCATATTAACTGAGGCTGAAAAACCAATACCTTGTACACCTTGCCAGTTTTTAGTGGTTAAATAGCCACCACCCCATTTGTTTAAGTCCCATTTACCGTTATCCCAAGTGCCTACTTGAGTCAATCCTGGGTTAAAACTTAACTGACCTACAGGAGGTACTGTTTGAAAGTCGGTACTAATGTTACATAAAACAGTTGGCACACCATTGTCAGATTGAATAATAGGGCGAATTAATGTAAATCGTTTGTTTTGCCCTGGACTTTCAAAATAAGAATAAGCCTGTTGTGCATTACCAAATATGTTATTGCCATTGTCGGCATTACTGTCCCAAAACTTTCCTACAAAACCACTTCCGCCAAAATAAAGCTGGTCGTTAAATAAAGTAAAACAAGTAGTAGAAATGTTGGTAAATTGCGCCCATGCGTCTGTAATGGTATTCATTACATATTGCTGAGTGCCTGTGCTTGAAGGAATGTTAATAAGCAGCATGGTTTGGTCAGCAAAATAGGTAATTTGCCATCCAAAATTGTCTGCATATTGGGCAATTTCTTGGTTAATTGCGTAGTAAATCTTGTCTGTTAAGAAAACCCTTGGGTTTAAACGGTCAGACTGTAATGCCGCAGAAAGAGGTACTAAACCTTCTTTCATTAATAACAAAAGGTCGCTACCAAACTTAAAAAAGCACTTTCTGCAAAATACTTCGCCAAATTGCCAAACACCTACTAATGAAAATGTAGTTGCGTCAGAAGGGTCACCACCTTGGTAAACAATTACTTCACCATTTTTAGTAACAAAAACTGCGTGGTCATTTACGCCTTGTCCGCCATCAACAGTCCAAGTACCCATAGCTTGTAAAAAGCTACCATTTCTTGCAATACCGCCAAAGTCTAAAACTTGCGCTGCGCCACCCAAAGAATTAACAGGCAAATACCAGCATTTAAGGGTGTTTTCTTGCGTGAAATATAGGCGGTTTTGAAACAAATTGACATTAATAAAAGTGCTGGAGTCTACGCCTGTAATTCCTAATGGAATATAAGTGCCTACAACACTAGCATTTCCGCTTGGCGTAGTCGCCATTGTGTAAGTAAAAGTTGTAGTGCTAGTAACGGTAATAATGTAAACACCGTTGTAATCACTAGGAGTAGCACCTGTAATAGTGACTTGGTTTCCAGTAATTAAACCATGTGCAGAAGAGGTTGTTAATGTAGCAACATTGCCTGTATGGGTAATACTAGAAATAGTTTGACCAGTAGAAGTCGTGGCAATTTTAAGCCATGAAGTACCGTTATAAACCATTACAGGGTCAGAACCATTACAAGCTACTAAGTAATATCCGCCAATGTTGGAAAAGTCCACCCATTGCATTTTGTCGCTAGTAATACCTGTATAAGAGGTAGTAGCTGTACCAGAATTTGTACAGTTGTATATTTTTGTCCCTGCGGCAGCCAATAACTGCTGACCACTTGGCGCAGCATAGGTCATTACGGTATTTACTTGACCTGTAATGCCTGTGGAATATTTAGTCCAACCATTTCTAAGCCTAACATCAGTAGGAGTAGGCCAAAAATTAGTCAGGTTTACTGCGTCAGTAGGCGGCATTGCCGCTAAAGAATCCCTAGCGTTCCAACCACCAACAGGCGCAGTTAAAGAAGCGGTTGTAGCAGTATTTTGCTGTGGCTGCATAATTAAGTACCATAGCCTGTATCTGGAATGTTAGCCCAACCAATAAGCACTTTGCTTGGGTTAGGATTAAATGACAGGTTAGGCGCACCTTTGTCATTGGCTTTAGCAATAGACAAATAACGCTGATAATCTTGCGTTAATGAAGTGGTGTCAAAACCTTTAATTTGGAAATATTTAAGTTTTGTATAAATAACCATAATACGACTGTCAAAGAAAGTCGTGTCTGAGTCATTGGTAAATTGTTGTAATGGTGTGCCAGTTGCGGACTCTGCCCAAGCATTACTACGGTATTCAAAACCTAAATACTCTTGAGTATTCATTGGAGGCCATACTTGGAAAGTACCGCCAAGAATACGCCAACGGACTCGTGGGCCAGTTGAAATATAACCAGACTTTAGCCATTGCCATTGTTGGGCATCTTCAGGGCCAAGCATTTCCCAATGTTTTGTTTTATCCCAATGGGTGCGGTCTGTAATGGTTTCAAAATCAAAAGGAAGGGGATAAATAGTCTGTGCAAATAAAACGCTATTTGTGCCTGTTAAAGAGGCTTCCTGACTCATTGTTACGGTTGTAGCATCATTTACAACGGAAACATAAGTGTCTTGGTTTACATTGTATCCAGTAATGGAGTAATTAGTATTTAGTCCAGTAGTTGTGCTGACATTGGTTAATACATAGCTACCTTGTGTAGAAGTAGCTGTTGCATTAAGGAATTGGGTGTAGAAACGATACTCCTTCTCCAAGGCCTGCCAGTCATATTCTTTCAATAACTCGTAACCAGCACCATTCATCAATGCCAAAATTTGTTGGACATTGGTGTCAGGATTACCAGCTACATAGGTAGGTACTGGAAGGTTTAACTCTGCACTTACTTGTTGCACGAGTTGGAGCATCGTTTGGGACATATTAGGCCTCTACTGCTTTTGTTTTGCGTGTTTTGGGGGTTTTTTCCGCAACAGCAGCAAGTATCGCTGACATTTGTTCTTGCATTTGTGCCAGCTTCGCCTCTGTTTCAGCCTTAATTTTAGCATTTTCCTCTTTGAGTTGTGCTAATTCAGCATTACGCTTGTCAATTTCGGCAGTATCTTGAGCCAAATTGAGGAAAGTGCGTGCTTTTTCTCTAAAGGAATGAGGACTCATGCCTGCAATCATGCCAATACGCTGTAATTGCTGGTCTGAACAGTTTGCAACATCTTCAACAGTACGGAATTTAATACCTTTTAATTCCTCTGCTTGGGACATACTTACCAAAGGCCAATGTTCAATAGGAGTGCCAGTTAAAGTCTGTTCACCACCCATTTTATTTTGGTATGCCGCCCATTGGACTGGAAAACGCAGTTTATGGCGGTCTTGGGCGATAGTGTCAATAATGTTTAATTGGTCGCCAGGGGTGTAAATTGTTACCCAGTCAGCATCTCTAAAAATAGGTCTGCCTTGTGCAAGGGTTTCGTCTTTAATTTCAATAGGTTTGCGGTAAAACTTTACCGTTAATAGTGCGTCAGCACCTCGTACATCTGATTCAATAGCCATTTAATTCTCCTAAGGGATTAGGTTGTTAAAAGATAAAAAGGGACTCCCCTTTTGAGGGAATCCCTAGTGTACTACAGGGGTAAAACTTATACGCTTGCAGCGCTGAACCAAGCACAATCACCAGAAGCCAAAGCAACGCCTGGGGATGTGTAAGCACCACCAGTAGCAGCTACTTGGAAAGTAGAAGCATTGATAGCGCAAACGGTTGTAGAGGCAGAAATAGCAGCACCAGCTTGTGCGAATACATAACGCAAGCCTGTGTTACCAAAAGTCTCAGCACCGAGTGGGCCAAATGCTGGGATTGTTTCAACAGTAGAACCGTTGGTCAAAACGAAATCGGTTGGAGTAACACCATTAAGGTTTACACCAGCGATAGGGAGAGTACTATAAGCCATGATTTTTTCCTTTGTAAATTAAATAGACCTTTATAAATAGGGGTTTCCCCCTATCTATTAGTTGGTCAAAATGCCTTGTAGGAAGCGGTTAGAAGTTGTCAAGTTACCAGCCCAACCGTATAACTTCACGATTGCGTCTTGGTTAATTGCTTGAC